TTTCCCAAAAAACGGGATTAATCGGTAAGAAGGAAAAAAAGGAAGTTAAAGAAGGTGTTGCTGTATTGGCAAGAGTAGGATCTAAATTACCCTGGGGTAAAATAGTTGGTGCTGGTGCAGCATCTTTAGGTGCTGCTGGAACTTATCTTCAATCAAAAAAGAAAGATGATGTTAGTATTACTCCTAGAAATTTAAAAAATCTTGAGAATGCTGTTTATAGAGGTAAAATAGATAGAGAACTTGATAATGAAATCCGAAAACAAAGAAAGCAAAAAGAGACGTTAAAAAAGAACGGAGATCCTAATGTTGCTAAAAAGCAGGTTGAGGATGCAAATAAAAATGCACCCAGAGATGAGAAAATTAGGAAAGCTGTGGAATCTACTAAAAGAGGAACTATGGAAAGGTTTAAAGCATTAAAGCAAGCCAAGGAATCTTTTTCTGATTGGAGAAGCGAAATTAATCTCTAATAAATAATCAATAAAGGTTTAAAAAAATTATGATCATTAAACCACTATCTGCATCTGCTGATATTGCAAGTGCTGCAAATTCTACTATAAATGATGCTAAATTAATTAGAGTTGTTAATGTAAGCAATGCTACAGTAAAAGTTACTATTGCTGGATCTGTTGCAACTGATCTTTATGTAACTGCTGGAGAATCAGTTATTATAGAAAAAGAACAAGGAGCAGCTACAACTTCAAATGGATCTACTGTTTGGGCAACTAAAATAGCATACGCAAATTAAATATTTCTTTTTATTATGAGTCAACACGAAGTTTATCTAGGTAATCCCAACCTAAAGAAGGCGAACACGCCTATAGAATTTACAGAAGAGCAAATTGTAGAATTCCTCAAATGTAAAGAGGATCCAGTTTACTTTGCAAGAAATCATATAAAAATCGTTTCTCTTGATGAAGGTCTTGTACCTTTTGACATGTATCCTTTTCAGGAGAAGTTAATTACTAATTTCCATGAATCTAGATTTAACATCTGTAAGATGCCTAGACAGACTGGTAAATCAACGACTTGTGTATCATATCTGTTACACTATGCAGTTTTTAATGATAATGTTAATGTTGCGATACTAGCAAACAAAGCATCTACTGCAAGAGATTTGCTTGGAAGATTACAACTTGCTTATGAAAATTTGCCGAGATGGATGCAACAAGGTATAATTAGTTGGAATAAAGGATCACTTGAATTAGAAAATGGATCAAAAATATCGGCAAACTCTACTTCTTCATCTGCTGTCCGAGGTGGATCCTATAATGTCATCTTTCTTGACGAGTTCGCTTTCATCCCGAATCACATTGCTGACGACTTCTTTGCCTCTGTTTATCCTACTATCTCGTCTGGACAAAGTACTAAAGTAATTATTGTTTCAACCCCAAGGGGTATGAATCATTTTTACCGTATGTGGCATGATGCTGAAAGAAGTAAAAATGAATATGTACCAACAGAAGTTCATTGGTCAGAAGTTCCTGGCAGAGATTCTGTTTGGAAAGAACAAACTATTGCAAACACATCAGAACAACAGTTTAAGGTTGAGTTTGAGTGTGAATTTTTAGGATCTGTTAATACACTAATTTCTGCATCAAAGCTTAAAACTTTAGTATATGATGATCCTTTAGAAAGAAATGCTGGATTAGATGTATATGAGGGACCGATAAAAGATCATAATTATTTGATGACAGTTGACGTTGCTCGTGGATTAGGTAATGATTATTCTGCTTTTATAGTATTTGATATAACAAACTTCCCATATAAAGTAGTTGCAAAGTATAGGAATAATGAAATTAAACCTATGCTATTTCCTAATATTATTCATAATGTAGCAACTGGGTATAATAAAGCATTCTTATTAGTAGAGGTAAATGATATTGGTGATCAAGTTGCAGGTATTTTAAATTATGATTTAGAGTATGATAATCTTTTGATGTGTTCTATGAGAGGACGTAATGGACAGATTGTTGGATCTGGATTTAGTGGAAAGAAATCACAATTAGGTGTTAGAACAACTGCTGCTGTTAAAAAACTTGGATGTTCTAATCTTAAAACTCTTTTAGAAGATGATAAGGTATTAGTTAATGATTATGATATTATTTCAGAATTAACAACTTTTGCACAAAAACATAATTCATTTGAGGCAGAGGAAGGATGTAATGATGACCTTGCAATGTGTTTAGTATTATTTGCTTGGTTAGTCGCACAGGACTATTTTAAAGAAATGACGGACAATGATGTTCGTAAAAGAATTTATGAAGAACAGAGAAATCAAATAGAACAAGATATGGCACCATTTGGATTTGTTTCAGATGGAATTGATGAGATGGGTAGTTTTGTGGATAAAGATGGTGATAGATGGCATACTGATGAGTATGGTGATAGATCTTATATGTGGGATTATATGTAATGAAAGGTTATACTAAAGAAATGATTAAAGAGATACTTGGTACTTCTTGGCCTACTATGCCTGAAGATCATGAGACTGGTAATCAGAGAAGAAGGAGAATAGGTAATGAGATGAGAGCAGGAATAAGACCTAAGACAACATACCCATCAGCAGAGTCAAGGGCAAAGTTACCTAACTTTGATGAGAATGGAAAATATATCTATCCAGAAGGATCAGGATTTAGTTATATGCAATACTTAAAAGATAATCCTAATTCAACAGAAGCAAGTTCATATGGTAATAAAGTATCATAATGGAATTTGATGAACAACTTGAATTAGATCATTTATTTTTAAAGGAAAGAAAATGTAGATCTTGTGGTAAGATTAAAGATTTAATAACTGATTTTTATTTAACTAGAAAGAATAGAAGAAATCCATCAGCATATTCTTATGAATGTAAGACATGTACAATAAGAAGAGTAATTAATAATAGGAAACCCAGAAATAGACATATTGATTGGCAATATCCAGATTGGTGATGTTCACGCACCATTTCCCCAGTGAAAACATACTAAACAATAAATAATTTCAGTAATATCCTGAGACTCGGAGAGTAATAAGATGCCTCTAAATTTAGCATCTCCTGGAATTGTCGTAAGAGAAGTTGATCTAACGATTGGAAGAGTTGATCCTACAAGTGGATCTATCGGAGCGTTAGTAGCACCTTTTGAAAAAGGTCCTGTTGATGAACCACAACTCATAGAAAGTGAGGAGGATCTTCTTCAGACTTTTGGACAACCTTATTCAGTAGATAAACATTATGAGCACTGGTTAACAGCATCATCATATCTTGCATATGGTGGAACAATGCAAGTTGTTCGTGCTGATGACTATGCCACACTAACTGGTGTTGGTTTAAAAAATGCCTTTGTTGGGGCAGCAAGTAGTATTAGAATTAAGAGTGGTACTCACTATAACCAATTGGGTTATGATGAGAATACTATCACGAATGTAACGGTTGCAGCAAAAAACCCAGGAACTTGGGCAAACGGAATTAAAGTTGCCATTATAGATGGTAAGGCAGATCAGATTTTAACAGTTCCCGATGCAGCTCCATATGCAGTTGGTTTAGGTGTTACACAAGCAATTAATAAAACCACAGGTACATCTAGTGGTATTGGTACTATAGATGGTTACTTAAAAGGTATTGTAACTGGAAGCACTAGAACTACTGTTGAAGTTAAAGTTGTTTCACATGTTTCTGCTGCAGGAACAGAAACTAATGTAGATTACCAGCAAAATGGTACATATACATTTGCTTCAGGTACTGCAGTTGGATTTACAACAGCAGGAGTTCCAACTGGCACTAATTCCACTGGTGTTACTCCAACCGCACAAGAAGATTGGTTTGAAAAACAGGACATTACTTTAAGTGTAGGAAAACTTGAGTGGGATCAATTAGCAGATGCTCCAGGTACTTCAGCATATGCTGCTGCTAGAGGTGGTAGAAATGATGAAGTTCACGTTGTTGTTATTGACGATAAAGGAACTGTAACAGGTAATGCTGGTACAATTCTTGAAAAGCATTTAAACCTTTCTAAAGCAAAGGATGGTGAGTATTCAGTTGGATCTACTTCTTATTGGAGAAAGTATCTAGCAACTAACTCAAAGTATATCTACGGTGGTAGTGCTCCTGCTGGAATTACAACAACTGGATGGAGTGATTCTGCAGGTAATACATTGGATGCAGATAGTGGATGGGATCAAGATGCTGATTCTGTAAACTTTGGTGCTTCTGGTGTAGTTACTGGATCACTTGCAGGTGGTACAAACTATGGTGATAAAACTGATCTTACCACAACTGGAGCATTAAGTTCTGGTTTGGATGATATTATTTCAGGTTATACTCTATTTGAAAATACAGAGGAAACTGAAGTTGATTTCATCTTGATGGGATCTGCAAATTATCCTAAAGAAACTGCTCAAGCATTAGCAGAAAAAGTAATTGCTGTTGCAGAAGCAAGAAAGGATGCAGTTGCATTCGTTTCACCTTACAGACAGGCATTCTTGAATGATAGTGCTGCTGGATCTGTAACTGTTAGTGATATAGACACAATGACATCTAATGTTGTTGGGTTCTATGCACCAATTACATCAACAACTTATGGTGTATTTGATAGCGGTTACAAGTACATGTATGATCGCTTCAACAATGTATTCAGATATATCCCATTAAATGGTGATATTGCTGGAACTTGTGCAAGAACTGATATTGAACAGTTCCCTTGGTTCTCACCAGCAGGAACTTCAAGAGGTGCAATCCTCAATTCAGTAAAACTTATTTACAATCCTGGCAAGAAACAGAGAGACATTCTATACTCAAATAGAATTAATCCT